GCTGCTGGGCTGCCTGAATGACTGAACGTTCCAGTTCGCCCTGCTGACGGAGAAACTCACGGTCACGCTGCATCAATGCCTGAATGTTGGCCGTGTTGACCTGTGAACCATACTTGGCTTCAATCTCAGCGGACTTGAGCATCACCTCTGCGTCGAGCTTGTCGCGTTCGCGGTCATCCTTCAGCAGCATATCTTCACGCCGCAGTTCAAGCTCTGCGGCCTTCTTCTGGATGTCAGCCTGAATGCTCTGGGCCTGTACCTGTGCCAAGATTGCTTCTGGGCTTGGCGGAGGAGGCGTCGGAGCGGGAGGCTGGAAGTTCTTCGGATCGGTGAAGAATTGCGAAACATCCTTGAAGCCAGCAATCGCCAGCATCTGCTCAAGCGTGTTGTAATAGCCACCAAGGCTGACCAGCGGGTTATTCATCGGTCCAAGCTGCTGCAGGATCATTTCCTGCTTCTGGGCGATGACGTTCAGGAAGCCCATCTTCTGCTCATCAGAGCCAGTACCAAGAGCGACATTGACGACCACATCCATGTCAGCATCCCAGACGCGGGGATCAATCGGCACAAACTCATTGCGCAAGCGGACCATGCGCGGCTTGTCCTGATGTTTTACCAGCAATTTCAATGACTTATCCATCAGCGTCTTGAAGCCGGTTTCGGCAAACATACGGCAGATGAGTTCGATATGCTGTTGCGCTGCGGTCACAGTTGCGTTCACTGCCGTTGCAGTTGCGCCACTAAGTGCGTTTGCATCAAGGCCAGCCGAAGCCTTGTTGATGCCGGTGCGGCTTTCCTTGACCTGATCCATGTACTCAAGCATCGGGAACGCGGCCTGAGATACGTTAGGCGTGATGAAGGGCTGCACGGCACCCGGCGACTTCATGCGGATGATGCCACCAACTTCGGTATTCAGCACGTCCTCAATGGAAGCCTGACCTTCGACCACACCCATGCGCGGGTAGATCGACTGAGCAAGGCTGTCGAGCGTGTTACGCATGATGGACGACTTGATGCGCTGAATGTCCATCACAACGTCGGCAATCGACATACCGAAGAACGTGTGCGGTTCAGGGTCCGGGCAGAAGTCGAAGAACGGATGGTCGTCTACGGCTTCCTGATGCAGCAACTTGAAGGCAGTGCCGCCAACGCAGACCTTGCGCAGTTCAGCAATGCCGTCGCCGTCCATGTCGACGTAGATATAGCCTTCAATGTATAGAACCTTGCGTGAGGCAACGTCTGTGCGGCCAGCGCCAAGGATGGTCGCCTGCGGGTTGCGATAGAACGCTTCCTCGTTGCCTTCGAAGTCGTCCTGCGTCTCAAAGCCAAGCGTCTCAACCTCATCCTGCTCATAGCCCATCTGGACCAGTTCGGAGACGGTCATGTAGCGGCGATGGCCGATGAACGAGAAGTCCTTCATTGACTTAGCGCGACGGTCGATCAGAAGCTCTTCGGGTGGCAGCGCCTGCATATTCAAGCGGCCTTCAGTTGTCTTGCGGACAACCGTTGCGCTGTAGACCGGCGTTTGAATGACGGTAGCGATGCCTTCTGGCGTCATTGCCTCAGTTTCGCCGTATTCTACCTCAACCTCACGCAGTTCAACTGTCGGGTCGGACATCAGCACCATATAGGCGTTTTCGTCGATGCCTTCGATCTCGTAGGTCTTGACGGTTTCCTTCTCATCCCACCAGACCTTGCCGAAGCCGTTCTTGCGGATCAGAGCGTCCTTAAACATGGCATAGGCATGGAAGAACAGGTTGTTGTCGCGTGTCAGGCAGTAGTTGACGTAATCCGTCGCCTGCTCTGCGTTTGCAACGTCTTCTGGGCCATTGGGCGCAAACTCAACCACAGAGGATGAACCAAAGAACACCCGCATGATCGACGGCATGATGGCCTGCACGGTATCGCGCACGTCCATTGAGACAACCTGAGAGCGGCCTTCCTCTTCGTTGCCGAATGGTTCGCCCTTGTAATACTGGCCTGCGGTTGCGCGCTCCGGGCTGACGATGTCGTCGATGTATACCTGAGCATCATCAATTTCGCCCATAACGATGTTCTGCAGCTGCTCATCGGTCATGGCTTCGTCTTCAGGCATTTCGGCACTGATCTCGATGCCGCTGTCGAGCGTCACTTCCATTTCCGCTTCAGACGGCTTTGCGTTCTTCCGATATGCCATGCTCATTCACCTCGTTCGGGATAGCTCATCCCGTGCATTTGCAACGCACCTTTGCGCTTGCTGCTCAATTCAGTCGTAATAGGCCCGCCAGCAAGCCACGCATCGCAAGTCCGATCACCAGCGCACTTAAAATCGAACAACTCACAATACCCAAGATTGGCCGCGTCCTGCACTGCCTCTTCATAGGATGGCTCTTCCTCACCCTTTTCAATGCCGTACTTGATGCACTCAAGCATCATTGGCGTTTGGATGAATGCAGCGCAGTTTTTGCAGCGCATACCCTTCGCCTCAGGAACGTCTGTAGCCCACATATCAGCCTTGGCAGCCCAGAAGTCCTTGTTCGGGTCTCCGGGATTTGCTGGGCCATAGCCGACATTCTTAAAAGCCCAATTACGGGCTTTCAGATTGGCCTTGATGTCCTGAGTTTCGATGGGGCAATCCATTATTTGCCCTTCTTGGATTTGCCAGCTTCGGATAGAGCAATCGCAATAGCCTGCTTGCGGCTCTTAGCCATCGGAGCCTTGGCCGGTCCCTTTGGGTTTACGCCAGCGTGAAGAGTGCCGCGCTTGTACTCGCCCATGACCTTGCCAATCTTCTTGGCTGCCGCGCTGAGTTTTTTCATATCGTCTTCCTTTCGGCTTGGCATCCTGAGAAGTTTTCGCAGCCACCTTAAATGCTGCTGCGCTGAAGTCCTCACACGATACCACGTATATTTCGCCTGATAGGCGTATACCCCATTTGTTCCCGATGCGCTATGGCAAAGTACCGCGCTGCGTCAGCGTAGTGGCTGGTCCAGTCATGGAACGGATGCGTCTGAAACTCTTGGCGCTTTTCGTCGTAGTTGCGGCGATACATCCGCAGGGCTTCGATCCCTTGTTTGCAAGCCGTCTTATCAAACCAAGAGCGCGCCAGAAGCATACGCAAGGCCTGAATGCCGTCCATAATGTCCATGCGCGGAGCGACTTCGATGTTACGAAGCCCCAGTTCGTTCAGCACTTCAAGGCGGCTCTTGCCTGTCCCCAGTTCACGGACGCGCACGTCATGCGGGAGATAGTGATTGCCCCAGACGTAGGGCTTGTCCTGTAGCTGCTTGACGTACCAGTCGAGTGCAACACCCTCACCCTTCAGGCAGTCAATCCAGCGCGTCTCGCCACCATGTGCTTGGACGAACCAGATCACCGTGCTGTCAGACATACCCAAGTCCCATGCAGTATGCACTGGAAGGGCTGGGTCATACGGAACGCTTGCGATGCGATTGGAGGCTTCCATCTCGCTAAACTCTTTGCCGTAATACGCTCCACGAACAGCGGCTTCAAAGCTGCACTCGTATTCCTGCGCGTATTCGTCCTCGCTCATCATCCGTCGAGCGTCTGTCAGTTCCTTGTCGTCCAGCAGGCCAGTCTCTGAGGCCTTTAGCATCAGGCGCGACCAGTCTTCATCTTCCTCTGCGTTCTGCCACAGATCGAAGAAGACGTTCTTCCCCTTTGGCGTGCCGATGAAGATGGCCCAACCCTTACGGTCAGACAATGCTGGGCGGATTACCTGCGTCCAGACTGTTGGGTTCATGTCCCCAAATTCGTCGAGGACAACGCCATCAAGATAGATACCACGAAGCCGATCGGGATTGTCAGCGCCATAGACCCGGATGCGGGCCTTGTTGGGCAACTCTACCCACAGTTCGCTCTCATTGATCTTGACGCCCGGAAGGAAGGCGACAGCTTCCTTGATGTACGTCCAAGCGATGTCTTTGGCTTGGTTAAGCTGTGGGGCGATATAAGCAAAGCGAGGGTTTGGTAGCTTACAGGCAAGCGCCCGACGGACAATCTCATTGACGCAGGCAACAGTCTTACCGGCACGACGATGTGCAACGGTAATCATCCATCGTGTTTTACGCTTGTGGAGCGGAAGAAACTGTTCCCGCGCTCTATACGGACTGATTAGGTCAATCGTCCGCGTCATTGTCCAAGCCGGGATAATGCACGATGCCGATGTTTCCTTCGACGTGGAGCTTAGAAGGCTCATTGTAGCCGTGCATTGCATTTAGCTCTTTGACGGCTGCAACCTTAACGCTTCCTGCGCCTGTTTCGTATGTTTCCTTGAGCGCCCTTACGGACATTTCACGGGTCCATAGAACCTTCTCAGCAAGAGCGCCTTTCAGTTCAGCTATCCTATCCGCCACCTTACTGTTTCGGACAAGCTCAGAAGCGCGAGCATAAATGGTGTTATCAGCCATGCCTTCTGCGTCATAAGCAGCACGATATGCGCTTGCTTGGTCGAGACCATCAGCGATGCCTTGAGCGAATGCTTCCTGCTTGAATGTCAATGTCATATCAGGCTTATACTCCCGTTCCGCCTGAAATGCTATTTAGGCTTTCGGCCATGTTTTGTCAAAGCGGGAGATTATGACCTGTTCTCCCATCGTGCGTAAATTCGCTCCAATGGTCGACGGACTTCGACGGAATGCGCGTTCATTTTTGTGCCAACCCATCTGGCAATAGCCTCTCCCCGAATAAGCTCTTCAGGCAGTTCACGATGTTCCACTTCGGAGAGCAGTGTTTGAAGTTCTAATTGCAAGTCTTCTGCGCTGGTTCCATTATCCTTGCGCCACACAGTCACCTCCCATGTGTGACCGTGAATGCCATACCCATGCCCTCTATGCGCCGCACAAAGAATTGCAGATGCGCCTGTTAGCGTAAGACACTTCTTCACCTTGTCGTTCCTGTATAGATTAAAGCGGCATATGGCTGATTTAACCGTGCTTTTGGGAAGCCCCAACACCTCCGCACACTGCGTTCTGCTAAGTCCGCTTTTATATAAGATTTTCAATTCTCCAACCTGTTTTGTGGTCCATTCCCGTCTCATTATGCCAATTCCAATTGCCGTGGCCGTGCAGTGTATTTCATAGGACATTGAGCAGCATCCCATCGTTCTGCGCGGGATTTTGGCCGTCCATCGCAATGATGGTTTCTGGCGATGTCAGTGCTGTCAACAGACGCAAAAGGCCAACGCTGACGGCTCATCTGCATTCCACGAAGCATATGAATATTGGGCGTTCTAGAATAACGTATAGAAATTTGCTCCCAAGCATCATCCATCCGGGCTTCCCACTTGGCTGTCAGAAGTTGAGCATACTCTCCAGATGATCCGATGCAGATACGCGGCCAATCATCGCATAAGCGAAGCAATCGACTAATCGGTTCATCCATATGCCAGACAGGCGCTCCACGATCTCCGTGCGGCCATTGCCTAATCAGCTCATCTTGTGGCTCTGAGCCTGCATTGATGACATCTGGGATGACCGCCCATGTCGTCGGGCAATCAAGCCAAACATCGCACCAATCATAATACCTTGCCCAGTCTGTCGGCTTACCCTGCTTCCAAGCTGTGAACGCTCCGTTGTCGAGCATAACAGACTGGCCGATCTCGTGGCAAAGTTTCACCTGTTGCGGCGCTGCGTGAGAGACACAAAAGTGACGTCCAGATAATTCCAGCATCACTGATGTTGGCGTAATTGGTGTTCCGTGATAATGGATTGTCAAAGCTCTTCCCCAAGGTATTCCAGCAGCCGCTTCACTGCCTTGATGTCCTTTTTATAGGTTTTAAGGTCATCCGGGTGCAGATGAGCATTTGCGGAGTTGGCCTCCAATATGCCAAGCTCATGTTTCAGCCATGCTTTAGCAAAGTACGTCAGATTTTCTGGGTCTACGTGAACAATCATCTCAGTCCCTCTCCAGCTTACGCATTGACTTAACAAAGCGCCCGGTCTTGGGGTCGCGGTCCACGAGCGTGTCATACTCGCTCTGCAGTTCCTCAAGCCTGCGCTTCATCCCTGCGTTGCCGATGGCAAAGCCGATGGCTGCGCCTGACAGGAACAGGCCGATGCCTGATAGGTACACGTCAATCATTTGCGTCTCCATTTGTGACGATCAGGTAGACGGTGGCAAACACCATTGCGATGACCACGAAGAACAATAGGAAATCACTCATATTACCTTGCTCCCCAATACCCAGCCAACCCGCGCACAGAATGCCAGCGCGGTAGCGAGTGCGCCAAGCGCCAAAGTCGCTATGATTATGTCTATGAATTGCTGCATTTTTCTCCCTTTCATACAACCGTGATGTTCACGTCATAGGCCCATGCGACCAGATCAATCTGCTCTTCCTTAGTCATCGGGCCATGTAGCTTTTTGGTTTTGAGAATGGCCTTCGCCAGTTCCCTTGAGCCTTCCACCAGCTTTGCAAAATACTGAGCATCGCTCTCTTTGCTGGGCAGCTTGCTCGACTGAATGCGG